GCGGATCTTCACGACGTACTTCGACGTTGAATCTCGGAAGAGATACTCTGACGAGTACGCTTCTTCTCTGATCTTCTTGCAGGTGATGTCACCACCAACCTGCGGAAGAACGAATGTGTCTCCAAGCATTTGAGCACTCCTATGGGATAGTGTCCTAGGGCTTATAGGCCTTTAGGACCGCTAGAGCCCCTAGGATCGACAACTGACGCTTCGTGAGAAGCGCCAGGGTAGGTAAAGGAAACGGGATCACAGGAAAGACTGGAAATCTTTCCTTCCGAATCATTTCCTCCTCATACCACCCAGAAAGGGTGTATTGAGAAGGGATTGGGCCTGAAACGCGTGTATACTCCGACTTGGATGTCGAAGTGCGCATCAGGCTGATTCGGCCAAAGGTCAAGCCAAGTGCATTGTTACTAGCTTTGAGACAAGTCCCAATGTTAGTAAACCAATCCACGAACCAGCTCCATGGTTGTAATTCCCATGCAGCCTCGAGGGCACCGTAACTGTTGATACCTGCGGCACTAGACCATGCTAACCTCGAAAGAGGCGCATAACCTAGAGTCGGTAGTTTGGAGTCCGGAACGAGTTTCCACTCGGCCGTACCCCAGCTTTTGGTAGTCATCGTCACAGCTCTCTGGCACTGCAGAAAGAACCGAATCCCGTGACAAACGGGAGTCGTAACTGTTCTGCTGCTGGCATTGACCAGGCTACAGCGTCTCCTTAAAGTTCGACCATCACGAAGAGCATAGAGCTCCTGCATTCGGTTATTCACCGAACGCTGGAAGGTATACAACTTCGCGAGGTCACTGACTAGGGGAGCGATAGCCCACCGATAGGTTAATTCCCAATCGGAGGCTGTTCGCACAACATTTCGTGGCAAGTTTCCACGTGTCACGAAACGCTTCAGAGCCGCTTGCTTCCTCAAATTAATGAGGTTGCGGCCCCAATTCCTAACCAAACCAGGGATGTCCTTCATCTCGCCAATAAACGCCGGAATGTTCACTTCAGGTGAACTCGGGTTTGTTTTCGCGAGAATCTCCCACGCAAGGTCGTTAAGCGTTGCCATATTATAGGCAGGCCACGCCCCGCGCGGGTCATCAGGTCCAGGGTGATATTGTATGGGATAACCCACGAATTCACCAGCACCTGTGACAGTAGGAAAGTGTGTGAAGGTCCGGACGAGGTCAAAACGATTACTCGTTTTGAATTCTCCTACGGTATCCGCACAACTTTCGTACGGACCATGAGTGATACACGCGTAATCTTGGAGATTACCGAATGCGTAATAAGATCCGCATTCCATAAATCTTCCATCGTTAACGCGCGTACGTGCACTCATGGTCGGCATCCTCACAGTCGAACTTCCTACAAGGGTGAATGGAATTCTTACCGAGAGATTATCTCAGTTGAGAGCCGGCGAATTGCCG